AACAAGAGTAGAACATCTAGATGAATTATTAAATGAAACTAATCCTATCCAGAAGGTAATCAACGAGAAGCGTATTGCTTGGCAGATGAAGCGCCACTGTGAGCGCTATGCTCGCAAGGAGAAGGCAGCAAAGTCAGGCTATCGCATAGGCGATGAAGCCTTCTATGACACTGCAACGATAGCTCAACTACTGCCTCACGTTATCGCCTCAGTAGTAGATAATATAGTCTTAGAACAGGCACAGAACCTCATCAATGATGGTCAGCCTCGTAAGCAGTCAGCTCCAGCAGAGGGCGGTAATCTACTTGCTACTCTGATAGATATTAAGAAGGCTTATCTAAAGCTAGAGATAACAGATAAAGATATTCTTATCAAGAGATACCACGAGAGCCTCACACTTGAGGCTATGGCAGAGTATCTAGGTTGCGCTGTATCTACTGCTGATCGTAGATGTCAGGCTTCTCTGCGTAAGTTGCAGAATAATGTGGGCGGGGAGAGTCCCTACCAGTGAAAGAACAAGAGCTAGAGAAATATCTAAAAGGCACACACTTTCCCGACCTTGAAAAGTCTGAAGGGGTCTATGATTCTTTTGACTGCTCAACTAATGAAAAGAATCTATACATAGAATTAAAGTGTAGGCATACTCACTATCCAGATTTACTTATTGAAGAGATGAAGTATCGCAGACTTATCAACCAAGCAGGTAGCCTCACCCCTTACTACATCAACTCCACTCCGCAGGGAGTCTATGCCTTTGACTTGTCAAGAGTTCCAGAGCCAGCTTGGTCTGAGAAGTGGATGCCTACCACTACTGAGTTCTCTGATACTAGAAAGATTATGAAACTTGTAGGCTTCCTCCACCTAGATTATGCGATACCTCTATAAATGTCTGAACTGCTCAACTACCCTTGAAGTTGAGCGTTCTATCCACGCCGAAGTGAGTGCTCCCTCCTGCGCTGACTGCGGTGAAATAATGAATAGGGTCTGGTCCCCACCCCCGATTATGTTTCGGGGATCAGGCTTCTATTCAACTGACCAATAAAAATAACCCCGCAGTTAGCACTCTTGATCTGCGGGGTTATCTATTGCCAGTGAAAGAGAGATAACGCTGGCAATTCTATTGCGTATCTACTATACCTTTAATCAACCATTCAACTACTGGAACTGCCACTGCATTACCCATCTGTTTATATCTATGAGTATCACTTTGTCCCTCTGTCCAACCATCAGGAAATCCCTGTAGTCTTTCACACTCAAGCGGTGTAAGCCTACGCACCTGTGTTGTAGCTACCATAGGCATATTGTTCCCACCTGTTCCCATTCTAGCTTGCAAAGTATTTATCTTACCATCTTGTATTCGTACATCATCCACCCTATTGCCATAGAAAACAAATAGTGTTTGATCATTAGCAGTTGCCAAAGTTAAACTCCTATCTTCACTCATCAATGGTCCTTTACCTCCTCCTGGTTTGCCTTCACGCATACGCACAACTATAACTGTGGTAGCTCTAACATCACCATTATCAAATGCGTTCAATGTTGGTACTACCCCCCCCTCAACCCACGTTTCATAGTCATCAGCGCTCTGCGCTCTGCGTGATTTGTTCCACCACAACGTGACCATTGTTGGCATCTTGATTCACCACCGTCCCGTGATGATACAACTCAGCAGGAATAGTATTGGCTATATCTTTTCCTGAACCAAGCATTGATTTTCTAATGCTTCTTGTAGTGCTGGAGGTAAAGTCTTTCCCCTCTTGTTGGCTCTGCGTAGGATTCCTTCGCACGCCTTCGCGCTCAAATAAAACTTTTCCAATACGTTCTGGTCCTCCAGTACGGCTGCCAACGATGAAGACTCTGCGCCTTCGCTGGGGTACTCCAAAGTACTGAGCATCAAGCACTCTCCACCCGATACTATACCCGAGGTTGGCCATCTCCCCGAGAACGATTCCAAAGTCCTTCCCTCCGTCAGAGGATAATAAACCAGGGACGTTTTCAAGGACGAACCACTCTGTTTGCGTTTCTTCCACAAGTCTTCTAATCTCCCAGAATAACCCGCTTCTTTCGCCAGCCAAACCAGCCCTTTTTCCAGCCACGCTGAGATCTTAACAGGGGAATCCTCCTGTAATAATTCCATTCTTTGGGTTGAATCCAGCATTTATTAACTCCTCTCCTGTTATCTGTTGAACATCTGTGAATTGTTTAGCCTCTGGAAAATGCTTGGCTAGTACCTCATTACACTTCTTGTCTATCTCTACTGTAGCTACAACCTTTACTCCATTACGGGTCATAGCTAAATCAAAGCCGCCGACACCAGCAAATAGTGATACTCCTGTAAGCATTACTTCTCCTTAATAATGTCGGTGGGTAAGAGAGAACTTGTAAGCCTTGCAAGGCGTTCCATAACGTCTATCAATATAACGTAAGCCTCGCAATACTTGGAGTGCAGGATCTCTACTTCTTTCTCCAAGGAGCTGAGCAATTCCGAAAGCACTAGAAACTGGGTTCTGTGCGTAGTGGTCAAACCTGCTTTCATTGGTCCATAAGGACTTGAGGCACTCCCACTCTCTCCCTCTCCAACCAAACGCAGCCCAGGCGTATTGCTTTGCCAGTTTTCTGTTCTCATTTTTCTCCTCCCAAGTAGCCTTCGTTCTGCTCATCTGCGTCTGCTTGCTCGGATCTAAGTGTGTTGTTGTATCCATCTGCGTCAGTAAGAACACCAGCACTATTATCGGTAGCGCCAGTAATGTCCAGCCACGCCTTGCCATTAGCCTCATCAGATAACCTCTCCTGCTCAAGTATTTCCTTGTATTGGTCGGGATACTGCTGGGCTAACTTAGTAAGGGCTCGCCCTCTTGCTCGCTGATAGTTGCGTAGCCATACTGCTCGCCTCTCAGCCTTCTCTTTCCGTTTATCTATCGTTCTCATTGAGCTTATCCTCCCACACTATAAGCAGATAGGCAAGGATAGTCATAAGAATTACACCTAGAAATAACACTATCCTCTCCCCCTCTCGCTCACTATGGTAGTTAGAACCAGCTTAGTTATATCTATCTTATCAATGACCAACTTAGGCTCCTCAATATCCTCCTCGTTCCATACTGATACATAGATAGAGTTATCTAAGCCTCGCCTAAACCACTCCACCGCCTCGCTCTCACTCGCTCCTCCCCAAGCAGTATCTCCCTTGCGATCTGCCACCTCATAGAAGTTAGTCAGCTTCATAGATAAACCTCTTGCTTATCTAAACTCTTAACCCATTTGATAGCCTCAGCGTATCCCTTGAGATAATCGTCTGAGTATTGCGAAGTATTGTTGAGTAGCTCCTCAGCACACCACCACGCCTCAAAGTCTAGGCGTTCCTCTCTCGTCATCTTATCTTTCATTATCTTTCTCCTCCTTGTAGTTGATTAAGTTAATTTGATTTAAGGCATTAACCATACGAATTAGGTTAGCACCTGCCTCCTTGCTATCTCCCTCTCCCACCTGCTTGATAAAGAGATCTCGGCATAGGTCAGCCTTAGCTTGATAGTATTCCTTATTCACTTGCTTCCCCTCTCACGCAGTTATCGCAACCAGCACAGGTATCACAGTATCCTGCCCCGTCATCTCCGTTAATCTGCTTATCCAGCAACCACTCTTTCATCTTAGCCATTACTCTCCTCCTGCTCTCTCTTTATGTCGTTTATAGTTTTCTCAGGTGTTAGTTCTTGCTGGTATTTAGTATGGCATTTATTACAGATAGCGTGGTCAGCAGACCACCACTCATCAACACTATCCCAGCAGTTATCGCAAGTGATGTTATCTCCGTAGCCCTTTACAAACTCGTAGTCAGACATTAGCTTCCTCTCTAGGGCAGTCATCTGCTAGTTGCCCTTCTCCGTCAGTATCCTCGCAGATACACCAACCAAACCTCTCCACCTGTGTAGCGTGGGTTAGTTCTGCTAGTTCTCCCCAGCTAATTGAGTCCTCAGTCATTATGCCAGCCCTCTCTCTTTGCTCTCTCTAAGTCTTGCTCACAATAGGTAGTTCCCTTGTAGCGATAGACATTACCTTCACTGCTATCAGCCCAGCACACCTCACACGAGGCGAGGTTAGGTTTATACGGGCTAGGGTTTATTGGTCTAGGCATTTACTTCCTCCCTCTTGCTATTTATCTCCCTTGAAATAACCTCGTATGAATCAGAGCAAGGAATTAGAGAATCAAAATCTCTAGCAACCTCCGCAAAGACCTCCTCCGAGATCTCAAAGTGTTCTGCTAAGTAATACTGATAGATAATCGGGGCTTCTAAATCCTCTCCCTTCAAGTGTTCTATCAGCTCTCCTATTGTCGTGTAGTTAGCCATTATCTCTCTCTTTCATAATTGGAGGCTAGTTCCTCCCCTCCCCACTAGAGTAGGTTAATCTAGCAGGAAAGGCAAGCACCAACGCTATCTCTCTCCCTCTCTTTCCCATAGTGTTATCCAATAGGCGTTGCCTTCGCCGTCTAACTCTTGCGCCTCTAACTTGATTAGCGGATTATTATAGTTAAGTAAGCTCCACCAGCGCATACTGCGCCAAGTGTATCTAATGCCTAGCCACGCGCCTTCTTCCTTATAGGCGTATCCTGTCTTAGGTCTTAGCCCTGTGAAACTAACCCTTATTTTCTGACCTAGCCTTATCTCGCTCTCTTTCTCTCCCCACCCATAGATAGCTTCACTATAGGCAGAATTATCCAGCAAGCTAGATACCTTAATCACTTTCTCCATTACTTGCCCTCTCTCTCTTTCTCTTGTCGCTTATCTTGCTTATGATTACTAGCCCTAGATAAATTACCAGGGCATAGATTATTACTTGAACTGCCCCGTCTTGCCAGCGAAAACTTAACTCAAAAAGATCGCTCACGCGCTCCCCTCCTCTTTCTCGGCACACTCATTACACATAGACATAGTTGTAGGCAAGCTCTCTCTCCCACAGTAATCGCAGACACCCTTAAATAGATCTCTCACTCGCTCGCCTGCTCTCTCACTTCTCTATTCCATAACCTAATTGCCTGGCGCTTAGTGTATCCATAATAGATACGGGTAAGAAAGTAATGGCTATCTCCCTCTACCACGCCACAGATACGCCACGCTCCCGATGGATATAGCTTCTCTATCGTCATCTCATCTCTCCTTATCTCTCCTGGCTCCCCGATTAGATCCAGGCCGCCACGCTCTCCCCGTAGAAAGAGAGCGCGACAGCACAGCTCTAAGCTCTAAGCTGTCCGCATAGGCATAAGCAAGGCCCGCCAGGATACTTTATCACCGTGTAGCGTGATCCCGATAGGCTTTCTCTCTCCATAGAAAGACACTTTAACGCCAGCGCTAGACTTTCTGCCTGCCAGCTTCTCTATCTTAGAGTAATCTGCAAAAAAGCCAGGGTTAAACGCTATCTCACCGACAGGGACAGTATCGCCCGCCTGGAATAGTTGAGCGTGGGGCGGATAGCTACACTCCCACGCCTGCACAGTAGTACTATTGCCAGCCACAGCCACGCTAATTAAATCTCCCACGCGGTTAATCTGCACAGGCATACTGTCCAGGCGTTTCTCTTTCAATAGCTCCAGGATACGCTTAATATCGGACAGGCGGAGCACAGTAGCCGCCAGCTCTCCCTCTATCTCCCCTTCTATGCTGCCTTCTATTAGGCGATAGCGATCTGTTGCGACAGCGTAAAGTCTGCCGCTCTCGCTGTAGAGCTTCACAGCGTTAATTGCTGGTAGGTCCTCTTTACTGTGGGCCTGTGTTGCCGCTCCCGCCAGTAATTCTCTTACGCTCTCCGCGTTAGCGGTAATGGTAGCCGTGCTGTTATCTGTAATGGTGTCCATATTCTCTTACTCTCTCTTTCTGTAATTCCCTGGCTCCTTGCCAGGGCCTAGCCGTTAGGCATAGGCCACAGCCCACGGGATACCGTGGGCCATAGTCCAGGCCTAGCAATTCCTAAAGATAAACACGCCGCCGCCTGGAGCTTCCTCTGTGTGGTAATCGTAGGAGAGCTCCCGCGCCGCGTGCTCCCAATTTATGCAAGAGAAGGGCCAGCGGGCCGCGTCTAGTTGCTCCCCGTATAGCTCCCGCGCTAGCTCCTCCGCATAGTCCTGGAAGCTGTCGCGCTCTCCCTGGTAGCTATCCTGGAAGCTGTCTAGATCCCACGCCTGGCCCGTGAAAGATATCCAGGCGCCAGCGGCAGCGATCTCTATCCCCTCGCGCTGTATGCTCTCTATTAGCTCCGCCGCTTCTTGCGCTTCTACTGTGGAGCACTCTCCCTTAATAAAACCGTAATAATTCTCGTGATCTAACACAGCGAATTCATCACCGAAGCAACGGACACAGCGCGGGGCGGTGTAATCTCCTACTGTCTGGACCTTAGCAAGGCCTGCCGCTTCTAAGTCCGCTGCCTGTGTTCCCTCTATCCACTTACCGAATAGGCTCCCGCTGTTGTAGCAACCTAGACAGCCGATCCAGGCGTTAGGCGTATCTGTTGATGTTGTAGTGTTCATATAATTAGCTCTCTTTCTACGGTGTAAGCGGATCGCTTACTGTTAGGGCTTAGGATAGGGCAGGCTAGTCTAACCCGTCAAGTCCTGGCGGATAAATAATTACAGCGTGTCGGGCTGGAGCTGTAGGCCTTATCGGTCCAGGGTCCAGGCTCTAACAGCTCTCCAGGATCGCAAGGCCTGGCAGGGTCTAAGGCCTGGCGGCTGTAATAGATCCAGGGCCAGGCTAAGGCCTAGAGCTAGTGGCGTGATCTATTGGCGCGGGGATAGATAGCGGGGCAGGGTAGAGCTATCGGATCGGGTTTATTAAATAAGGCTAGAGAATTATTAGGGAGAGAGGGGGGCGAAAGAGTGCCAGAGTGATAATAGCCCCACAGAGGCCACCTACCTACCGCTTATCTCTAAGCCTTACCCATAGGGGTCTAATCTCTAGGCGTAAGGGGGACTCGGGGTTGCTTAATACAGGGGGACCAAGGCCTATAGTCTCCTT